AAAGAAACTTTACTTGCAGACTGAAATGATATATAATGATATGGTGATGAAGAAAGTGGACAAGTCGATATACATTAATACAACGCTATACGGAGAATATAAATGAGTCTATCAAGTCTTAAGAAGGGTTCGTCCCTTGACAAATTGAAGAAGGCAGTTGAAGCATCTTCAGCAGGTAATGGTGGTGGCAAGAACGTTGATGATCGTTTTTGGCAACCAGAAGTTGACGCCGCTGGCAACGGATATGCAGTTATCCGATTCCTCGATACTCCAGCAGTCGACGGTGAAGATGGTCTTCCTTGGGTTCAAATCTGGTCGCACGGATTCCAAGGTCCAGGTGGTTGGTACATTGAGAATTCTCTCACAACTCTTGGCAAAACTGACCCCGTTTCTGAGTACAACACAGTTCTTTGGAATTCTGGCGTTGAAGCCAACAAGGAAATTGCTCGTAAGCAGAAGCGCAAGTTGACCTATATCGCAAACGTTCTTGTGATCTCTGACGCCAAGCGTCCGCAAAATGAGGGCAAGGTGTTCTTGTTCAAGTTCGGAAAGAAGATTTTCGACAAGATCAAGGAGCAACTTGAGCCGCAGTTTGCTGATGAGACTCCAATGAATCCTTTCGATTTTTGGAAGGGTGCAAACTTCAAGGTCAAGATTCGTAACGTCGAAGGCTATCGCAACTATGACAAGTCGGAGTTTGAATCTCCTGCTGCGTTGTTCGATAGCGACGATGCGAAGATTGAGCAGGTTTGGAAGTCTGCATATTCACTCAAGGATTTCTTGAAGGCAGAAAACTTCAAGTCCTATGATGAACTCAAGGCGAAGTTGGATAAGGTTCTTGGTGCTGGTGGCGTTGCTGGTGCATCTGCAAAGCGTGTTGATGATGAGGAAGCAGCCGCTCCTGTCATTCGTTCTGCTCCAGCCAAGAAGGTCACTGCTGAGAATGTCAGCGTCGAAGATGACGATATGGCATTCTTCGAGAAACTTGCTGCTGAGTAATTTCGATTAGAAAACGGTAGGTGTTTTCGGGGGGACTTTAAGTCCCCCTTTTTTATGCTCTGTAAGAACTGATTGCTGCTTCTGGATTCGATGTGAATGGGAATTCCGTTGTAGTCTTTTTTGTCACATCAACAATTTTTTGATTCAATGCGCCAACTGCAGCAACCATTTGATTCTGTACTATATTAACTTGTCCCAAAGCGACTTTAGCCTCAATTGCTGCTTCAACATTTTGTTCTACTTTTGGTTTATCTTCAGCAGAAGGTATAGTAGCAACTGGTGCATTTGTAGTAGAAACAGTGAGTGGTGGTGGTGATGTTGTCACAGCATCGGCAGTAGCGACAGCAACTCTAGTTCCAGTAGAATAACCACTTCTCAAACTATTAGCATAGTATACGGATGATTCATTCCCACCTTCCATTTGGATTATAGCCGCCATCACTAATGGTATTTTTGATTCTGGTATTTTTTCATAAGGCTGCACACCTGATGCGCTTGAAACATAATTTATGTATTTGCGCGTATCATTTTCACTTTTTGGTGCATACTCACTGATGAATTTTTCTAGTGTGTCGCCTCTTCTGATGTCGAGTCTGATTTGCGTTTCCAATGCACGCAATCCAGCCTCTCGTGTTGGAAATATAGCAAATCGACCATCTGACCCTACTGCTTCGCGTTGATTTGCGAATTCTATATTTCCAGGATTGTTGTTTCTAACAGCTCGTGTTGCATTTCTTGGACCTGTCGGTGATGTTACACGAGATTGTCCTCTGCTACCAGCTGTCGTGTTTTGTGAACCTCGCGATGAACCTTGCGTTGCAGCAGTAGTAGGTGTTCCTTGCGCAGATGTGGGAGGAGTTACTGCAGGTGATATGAAAGGCACTTTACCTTCGTGGATCAGTTCAAACACTCTTTCTCCAAGATCTCTAATAACTGTATCTTCGCCTTCATCTTCCTCGAGCATAATTGCTAAAATTCCACCAGTAATTCCACCAACAATTCCACCTGCTAATCCTCCACCAAGTGTTCCTATAAATGGGAGTGCTAGTGTTCCACCAGCTGCACCCGCAGCGGCACCTATTGCTGTTGTAAATCCAGTAATTCCAACAGTTGATATCAGTTGCGCATAACCAGTTGTCATCTTTTTCTTAAAATCTTCTTCGTTCATCTTGCCGCTTGCGCGATTTGCAACATGATTGCTCATTTCTCCTACGGTAAAGGCTACATCCGCAGCACCAAGACCAACAGAAAATTTACTTAATCCTCTTAATACTGGTAACAATTTCGCCCATTGACTGAGTAAACCACTATCCAATTGTCCCTGTTTTCTCATTCTTTCAGCTCGAGTTTTCAGAGCTTTGTCTCTTTGTTCAGCTGTTTGCTGCAATCCAGGTGCATTTAAATCTTTATCCTGTTGGTAAGCTCTGAATAAACGTCGCTCGTTTTGTCTTTCTAATGGTATTTGAGCAGTTCTATTTGCTATTTTGTTCTCTAATGCTCGTCTTTGGATAACTCTAGCTCCTCGACCAACACCAACTGCAGCTAGTGGTGTAAGAACTCCTGCGCCCACACCAACTAATCCTGGATCAATTAATTGCCCAGTTGTTTCTGCTAAAGGATTAGTAATTTCTTTACCGTCGTCGTCATAATATTTTGGAGTTTTTCCCTGAAGTCTATCAGTAATTCTTCCACCGCTAGTAAGTGCCGCTGCTGCAAGTGTTCCCAAACCGATTGCACCAATACCAGCACCAGCCACTCCTGCTACTGCTGCCAATGCTGATGGATTTCTGGCTAGTATTGGAAGAAGCGAACTCAATAAACCTGATTCATCTTGGTTTGTTTGCGCGCCAGCACCAGTTTTCTTTTTTGCCGCAGCACCGCGTGGTCGTACACGAGTTTTCTTTACATTGCTGAGTTCATATAATTGTTTTTCAATTTCTTCGATTTTAGTTTTAACTGTTTTCGATGGTAACATCACTCTTGTGGCAAACCCAGCACTAGAGTTGAAGGACATTTTTCTTTGTCCACGAAAATATCCAAGTTCAGAATATAAGTTCATAATCAATTGACTGTTGCGCTCTGCAATTGATGTCAAAAGGTTCAATCTGTTATTGATTCGAGCGAATGTAACCTGTGTGTAGACCTTAAACTTCTGATCATTCATTTCTCTCTTACGATCTTCTTCGTCTTGTGATTTTTGCATTGGAGTTCGTTTTCCATATGCAGTTTGCGCAACCGTTGCCAGAAATTCAGATTTTGTAATTATTCTCACCAAATTGTAAACAGAGAAACGCATAGCCATATCTTCTCGAACCATCATTGAGAATGCCGTTTTTAACGGAACATTCTTTCGTGATTGTATTGTGTAAAGATTAGTTGCTATGCTTGCTAATGACATTATCTTCTCTTACTGCGTTTAATATTTTTAAACATGTTCTTTAAATCGTTTTGAGATTCAACATTCCTTTGTTTAACTTTCTCCGTTTCTTCTCTAACCCAAGAATTTACCATTGAGATATACATATCGCGTTCCCATGGTATCATATTTTCAAGTTCAGTCAAAGTATATTTGTATTGGTGAGTTAGCGTAAACATATTGTTATAGTAACTCTTCAAATTAGCATCACGAAAGGTTAGATAAAAAAATCGTTGAGTCCCTCCAAATGTAACTTGTGTTCGAACTCACACTTACTGCATTTTGTATCAATATCATATTCAATCTTTGGCAATTTTTCAAAAAATGCTGTGATTCTATCAAATTGTTCTTGAGTTAATGATTCCAAAAACAGAACAAATTCTTCTTTTGGCGATTCATTAACATAGTACATTCCATTTTCATCGAACACATATTCAGTGCAATCATAAATCATATCAAACACTGCATTGTTACTTGGATTTTGAAGCATCAAATCAACGCTCTTAAACGATCGAAGAGTCGGAAACTTCAATTGCAATCCAATTTTATCCGTAACATATACTTTTGTTGGCACATCATCATTAGGTGGCTTAATGTCAAGAACATTAATACCAACTTGCATCACATTTTTACATTCGACATCAACCTCTACTCCATTTTCATCTGGTTCTTTACCAACCACATTACGGCAAATAAAGGCTGTTTCAACCTTCTCTCCAATTGATCTTGCTCGAATATTCAAGAACAAATACTCAATATCAAAAATTGGAAGTTTATCAATATCAACATCATCAACTAAACAGTTATTGATGACTTGTTTAATCGTCTTATAAATTGATTCTTCATCGCTGCTCTGAAGAGCCATCAATAATAACTTTTCTTCTTTCACCAAGAAAGGTCGAAATTTTACTGGTAGTGGATAAGATAATATCTTCAATTCAAAGATTGGTAAATCTATTTTTGGCAATGGCATATCAAAACCTCATTATGCGTTTACTATTCCTGTACTTGGATCTGCGAAAAAAGTTATTGAACGTTGCGAAGAATATCGCTAAATCTGACTGTTGCATCAGATAAGAATACCTCATAAGACTCATAAAAGAATGTTACTGTCATTTTTTGGAATCCATCATCAGCCCAATTTGAAGGCATCGATGCGAAATTTAATGGGTATGCATTAAATAGTTTTACTGTAAAGGATTTGGATGTAGCCCTACCTGCTATTCCCGCTGCAGTCAAATTTGTAAATTCCTCAAATGTAGAAAACAGTCCTCTGTCTCCTACTGTGTCTTCAAATTGAAAAAGTTGAATTTCACTGCAAACATAATCGTCGAAATACTCATTGTTTGTGCTTGTTGGTGAGATATTCCTAATCCAATCTGAGAAAATTTTATAAATTGGTAACTTGGTATTGTGATAGAATGTCAATGTAACTTCGTTCATATCACGTTGATATGCATTCTTCATCTTAAATCGACCAGGAATGCGGTGTTCTGTTGTTGTGAGCGTCTGCCCTGGAAATTCAATTGAATCGCAAAGAAATGTGAATTCTTGACTAGAAATATCTAACTCACCGCTGAGATCAGTAACTTCTGGTAAACTTGGAATTCGGATTGCAAATTTAGAACTTTTAAGCAAGTTCTGATTAAGCATTTTGCTTGGATCATAGATCCGATATGTCGGAGTACTTGCGCTGACAACAACTTCTTCTATTTCTGGATTTTCAATTTCTGTAGCCATTAACGATTATACACCATCTTTGCTGTTGGAAGAAATATCGCAGTTTCCCAATTATCTGGTTCGATGTATATGAGAGACGACATGATATGATCTGACAAATATCGTTTTACACAGCCCTCGATTAGTTTATATCTTCTAGATTTCGAGAGTAGATCATATGACAAACGGAAAACGGTCGTGTCGTCATATTTATCGTTGTTTATGAAGTCGTGTAGTCGATCAATGAGAACAAGGCGGCTGTATGGATCGAGATAATGTAGATTCAATCCAAGGAACCCATCGTCGTAGATTTCAATTGGTATTGTTAGCGGAAACTTATCCCACACAGGTAGAGTATCTTTATATTTTGGATCATAATGAAACATGTACATCTTGCCAATGAAGGCGCGAGCCGAGATTCGAGTAGCATCGTTTAAGATGTTCGATCTATTTGTCGGAATCCTCATCTTGGAGATTTTACCTCCAAGCCACGCTTTTGCCGCCTCTGTTCTTGGTCGAACACCCGCAGCGTTCATTTCTTTATTTAATTTGTCGAATAGCGATGGCATTAGATTCCTAGATCCTTTTCAGTGATAACTTTAAACGACCAATTTCGGTCTTTACAATATTCAGTAGCCGCTTTCCATTTAGCCTCGTTTATTCCATAAGTTGCAACTTCTTGGATATACTGGCGTGTGATTCTCTTCTTTACTTGCGGTGGAACTGCCTGTTTCAGCGGCTTCACCTCTAAAATCATTGCTTCTTGCACGCCATGTCGATTTTTAACTCGAACGAAGAAGTCTGGGAAGTAACGATGCCACCTTCCATCTATCGGGGATAAATACGGTATAATAATCTCTTCATTTGACCACTCAATAACATTTGGGTCGTCATCAAGGCGCACCATGACTCGGCGTTCCCAGAGACTTCTATACCAGACGCTCGTAGGATCACCTAAATATTTATTGGTATTTTTCGGACTGAATTTACCGCTGTAAGCCATCAAGTATTTATAGGAACATTTAATGTCAACACTGACAGCAGCAGAAATTAATCGGCAATTTGACAGAGCAATTGCTAATGCACCAACTCAGGCTGCAACATTGAATGAAGCAAGAGCAAAAGCACTATCAGCGATAGGAGCACGTGCATCTTCAACTAGGGGATCTTCAGCTGGTGGTATTTCTGCTATTAACGAGGTTCCAGCAGAAGAACTTGAACAAGTCACAACAACAACAACTGCTGCTACAAGTTTCAGCAAATCGGAGTTAGGGATATTAAAATTCCCTCAAAGTTTAGAAGCTGATGGTTCGCCATATATTCTCTTTAAAATATACGAAACAGTAACTGGATCAGTTCAAGTAAGTGATGCAACAACGCAATCAATCCGAACTGGCGCTCAAAGCCTGGGAGCTGCTACAGCCGCCATTACTGCTGCAATTCCTGCAGGAGAAGAACTAGCTGCAACTGCGATAGGTGCAGCAGCTGGTGGAGTCGTTGGTGGTCTTGTTGGATTGGCAGCAACAACTGGACCTGGTCAAAATACGATTATTTCGGCTGGACAGGCATTATTTGGCAATGATGTTAATATCATTTCTAGATCAAAAGAACTTGTAAAGAGTTTTGCACTAAAACGTAACATTGAACAACTTCAACTGGGAATTGCTCTGTTTATGCCAGATGGAATCAACACCAGTTACGACAATGAATATGAGGCTCTATCGTTAACAGCTACTCTCGGCGCAGTTGGTTTCGGCGCGCAGGCACTAGCCTCAAAGGGTGGTTCTGTTGATCAAACTAATGCATTTATTGCAGAAGCTGCAGGAAGCATTCTAAGTAGAATTGCTGGCAATGAAGATTTAACAAAGTTGGGAGTTTTTGCCACAACGGGTCGAGTTATTAATCCGCAACTAGAAATGCTTTATACATCTCCAGTTCTTCGTAAATTCACCTTCGACTTCAGAATGATCCCAAGAAATGCAGTAGAAGCTGAGTTGATACGAGCCATTATATTCAATTTAAAATATTTCGCATCTCCAACTATTCCAGATAATTCAACAGGTCGATACTTCATTCCTCCTGCCCAATTTGAAATCGAATTTTATGACGGTCGAAATAATATGAACGATTTCTTATTTAAGACTAAAAAGTGTGTTTTATCTGGAATCAATGTTGATTATTCCCCAAACGGGTTTGCAACATTTAAAGATGGTGCACCAGTTGAAACGCGACTTCAACTAACATTCCAAGAAACAGTTATTATCGACAGAGCAGCTGTTGCTGGAGGCTTCTGATGTTTTTTAGAGAGTTTCCAAAAACTTTATATTCGTTTGATTTTAAGAATGATAGTCCAACTGTCATTGCAAATATCTTCTCGCGATTTAAAATCCGCAGTAGTGTTCTAAACAATACAGTGGCGTTTTATAAGTATCAATTGCAAGAAGGTGATACGCCTGAAATTGTAGCGTACCAACAGTATGGTGATGCTTCCTATCATTGGGTCATCTGTATGGTTAATGATTTAATCGATCCGCATTTTGATTTTCCTCTAACGACAGATGCATTGGAAAGAAAAATCATCAAGCAATATGGGTATTCAACTATCGCAAATGCATATTCTGAAATCCATCATTATGAATTAGAGCAAGAAAAAACATATTCAGAAGTGAATGGTCTAACGAAGACTACAACTGAAAATCATATCGTAACGCTAAATCAATATGATTATACTTCAAATACTTTGATTTTAAATAATGTAAATACTCCAACCACTGAGGTATATACATTTAGATCTAATAATGCAGATCCAAATACAGCAGTGACTTCGACGTTAACAATTAAGTCATCATATAAAGCTGTTTATGTTTATAATTATGAAACTGAAGTAAATGATAACAAACGTCAAATTAAATTGCTCAAACAATCGTATATCCAACCATTAATTAATGAACTCGGAACAGTATTGAA